CTGGAACAATCGCATCAAAATGCCACTCCATCGAACCACGACTACCAACATAGCATGTGGTGGTCATATTAAATGGGTGGTTGTAAACATAATTGTATTTTCCAGAGACAGTTTTGTCATGAATTCCATTAGTGTCAAAACCCCCACAAAGAGGATAACGACTCATTAGGGTGTGCTCAATGGCTAAAGCCGCACTAGTATTCGAAGTAATCTTACGTGTAAGTGTGAGGGTCGCTCTTCTTAATAGCGCTCGCACCGAAGTCACTTTTTCTCCCATACAAACACCAAAAGTTTCTGGATGAGTCGTAGTTGAACCCTTAAAAATTAAAAGGGATCGTGGCTTATCATAACCAAAAACATTGTTTGACTGTGGGAGGAATTTTGAATAATCGAAATCGACTAGGTTATAGCCGGATTGTGGGAAATATGTAATAGATTGATCAATTTCATCGGGATCCCCGAGCTCGAAATCATCTCCTGCACGAATATAACACATGATGAAAGCATCAGCCGTAGTAACTGGTGCTGTCAATGGAGTGTTTACGACAAGAGAAAGTACTCCAAGCGAATTGTCAGGATCGGCCGTAATTGGACCAGCTGATTCAACGTACTGAGGAGTCAGTACATTTTTGTTGACGGTAGTCCACGGAGTTTCTTTGACATATGGCACAACAATTTCTACATCAACATCACTTGTGATGTCAATGATTTCATTATATTGCGCAGATGGATCAACTGATGAAGACACAGCTGGGTCAAAGAATATTTGTAAACGGCCTCGATGGTATTGTGAGCATATAATTTTAAAACGAAAAATGAGAGAACCTCTCCAATATTTAAACATATGTGCAAAATGAGAAACTGGAGGAAGCACAAAATTTGTTCCATTAATAATTGGCATTGTAGGACCTGCATTAATCTGTCCAATCTGAGTATTGGCACCAGCAGCAGTGGTCCAAGCCATAACGGTATACATTGCTTCCTTCTTACATAAAACATTCAAATTCATCTCATCTAATCCACTTAGACCGCAGACACGAGGATCTACGACCAATTCATTTTTAGGATCAAGAGACAAC